CTTGTTTTCCCCTCCGCTATGTAAATGTATTTCAATTCTTTATCCAGTTTTTTATATCTACGTTTGAGCCGTCTTATAAAATTCTGAATGTCTTTCTTTGCATCTTCCCATGTAGCAGGCTGTTCTTTGTAAGTTAATGTGATATAACAATCATTTGTAGTGAAGTTATTATCAATCAACATACGCAGCATTGCTTCCGCTTGTTTTTCATTTTGCTTTTTCACGGCTTCTTGTGTGATGTTTTTCTTTTTTACACGCTTGCCATTCTTCCTATAGGTTCTTGATGTGTGATAATCAAGTACCTCTATCATATTTTTAGATATGACCTTCTTACGCTTCCTCATCGTAATTACTCCCCATGGTTGATTTGTTAATATGTTATATCTAGTTAATAAGAAAAGCCTTGAAATAAGCTTTTCTCTAGTCTTTCATGCCCATGTGTGATATAATTACGTTAGGTTTGGTGCGTAATTACGTGCTTGAAAGGGCTACTTTAATTAGTGGCCTTTTCTTTTTGCCTAGGATAATTGCAATGCATGTCACCTTGTTCAATCTCTAAATATTGGCATGCATCGCAATGTTCCATACATATAATTCCTTTAGCCTGTCTACAGTGTATGTAGGCATGGCTTTTTTTATTGCACTCATCACATATGCTGCAGTGTTTACTCATTATTCATCACCGCATCAAGCAGTATTTCTCTTGCCCTTAATGCAAGATATACTTTGTTTTCTTTAATTGGGCCTTTACCTGTTATGCGTATTACATATTCTCCTGTCTTTCGCTTAACAAAATAGCGCATCCATTAGCAAGAATAGTAAAGTCTAAACTTGCGCTTTTATTGCTTACGCTAATTGATGTAATGCGTTCCCTTAACACCTGCATTTCTTCATCATCAAACATTAAATATGTTTTTAGTAGATCTAGTGCCTTTTCTTTTTTGTCTTTCATGTTTTATCACCTCCTTAACCCTGCCTAACATCCAAATTGTGATGCCAGTTGTTAGTGTTAGAAACATATTGATTAATATTTGCCAGCCTTCTGCTTGCTCAATTCCTCCATATAGTCCTAACCCTAATATTCCCAAGCACCATTGCACGGTTGTTATTAGATTTATAATGTTCATATTTTATGCCCCCTTTAGCCACTTCATGTGCTGCCCTTTCATCCATGCTTCAAATTTTTCTACATGAACCAGCGTTTGTTGTGGTCCTAGTTGCATACAGATTTCATTAAATCTACCTTCATTGCGGATCATATCAATCCGCCTATAAATGTACATTTTGCTTCGCCCCCATATCTTAGCCAGTGTGCTAATAGGCACGTATTTTGGTTGAACACTTTCCATTACTACACATCCCTTTCTGTTTAATCTTCTTGTTCTAATTTGCTGAAATCTACTTTTATGTTGTATCCGTCTTTTCTTGCTGAATTAATTGCAACCACTAAATCATTTAACTTATTGCTTATATTCTTCATATGCATCTGCATCGGATGAGTAAAATTAATTTTTATTGTTCCAGCCATTCTTATTTCTTTCATTTGTATTACCTCTTCACATTAAAGTGTGATATTTCGTGCTATTGCTTAAAAAAAAGAGTTTCTACTGGCAAATCTGTGCCTAATGTATCTTTAATCTTTAATGCTTCTTCAAGTGTAAGTGGATATTTCCCATTTAATTTGTCAATTATACTAAAACTTGAGTTTCCGCTTTCAAAAAATGAAAAAAAATTGTGTTTTTGAAAGTGACATCTTGCATATACTATTAGCAGACAGTATAATAAGTACAGCGAAGCGGTTTCGAGAAATGAAAAAATTTCAATTTTTG